GCGAACACAGCAGCAGTTGACGAAGTACACGTTATTGTCGAAGATGAAGACGGTGTATTCACAGGAGTCCCAGGAACAATTCTTGAAGCCTGGTCAGGACTCTCCAGATCTACAGACGCAAAGACAGAAGATGGATCAACCAACTACTACAGAACTATTCTGAATAACAACTCTCAGTACATTTATGTTGCTTCTGAGCTAGCAGGGTATTCAAATACATCTGCTAACATGGCTACACTAGGAACTGATGGAGTTCAGACCTACTCAATGGTAGGTGGTTCTGACGGTATGAACGAAAATCTGGTCTCAATGGCCGAGTTGTTCTCAGGCTATGATAGATTTGCTTCAGCTGAAGACATTGACGTTTCACTTATCCTACAGGGTAAAGCAAGAGGCGGAGATGCAGGTCAACAGCTAGGTAACTATCTAATTGATAACATCGCTGAGGCAAGAAAAGACTGCGTAGCCTTCCTCTCACCTGAGAAAGCAGACGTGGTTCTAAATGCTCAAGGCGATGAATCACAAGACATTGTTGATTTTAGAAACGTTCTAACATCTTCATCATATGGTGTTCTCGATTCTGGGTACAAATACATGTACGACAAGTACAATGACATTTACAGATATGTCCCACTAAACGGTGACATGGCTGGACTTGCTGTACGTACCGATGAAACTAGAGATCCATGGTGGTCACCAGCAGGCTTCAATAGAGGTATTATTAAGAACTCTATCAAGCTAGCTTTTAACCCAAGAAAGGCTGATAGAGATATTCTCTATAAGGCGGGTATTAACCCAGTTGTAACGTTCCCAGGTCAGGGTACATTACTATTTGGTGATAAGACTCTTCTTGCTAAGCCATCAGCATTCGATAGAATCAACGTACGTAGACTATTCATTGTTCTTGAGAAAGCGATTGCAACAGCTGCGAAGTTCACACTCTTCGAGTTCAACGATGAATTCACTAGAGCGCAGTTTAAGAACCTAGTAGAGCCATTCCTTAGAGACGTCCAAGGACGGAGAGGTATTTACGACTTTAAGGTCGTCTGTGACGAGACTAATAACACAGGCGAGGTTATTGATAGAAACGAGTTTATTGGAGATATTTACATTAAACCGGCTAAGTCAATTAACTTTATCCAGCTCAACTTCGTTGCAGTACGTACAGGTGTTGAATTCTCCGAGATCGTCGGCCAGTTCTAATAAATAGATAGAGACAAGGGAGAATAAAACATGGCTTTCAACGTAAACGAGATTAGAGCACAACTAGCACTTGGTGGAGCGAGAAATTCGCTCTTCCAGGTAACAATTCAAAACCCAGCTAATAGTGCAGGGGATGTAAAAGTACCGTTTATGGTACAAGCTGCTCAGATTCCACAGTCAACTTTAGGACTTATCGAAGTACCTTATTTCGGTAGAAAAGTTAGACTAGCAGGAGACAGAGTGTTTGGTGATTGGACGGTTACTGTTATTAACGATGAAGACTTTCTCATCCGTAACGCTATGGAAGAGTGGTCTAATAACATCAATACTCACCAAGGTAACATCAGAAGCTTTGGTGCTGCTTCACCCTCGCTATATAAAGCACAAGCTCAGGTAACTCAGTTTGCAAAAACTGGGGCACCTATCAGAACTTATACATTTAATGGAATATTTCCAACCGATATTTCACCTATTGAGTTGGATTGGAACGCAACTGATCAGATCGAACAGTTCACTGTAACGTTCCAGTTTGACTGGTGGGAAGTGACAGGCGGCATTACTGGCAACGCTGGTGGCAGCTAATAATTAGAGATAGGAGGGCTCCCGAAGCCCTCCTACTTTAAAGGAGTTATAATGGCAGAATTATTCGGTTTCCAGATCCGACGAAAGTCCGAGGAGCCTGAACAGACCAAAAACGAAAAGTCATTCGTTCCTCCTACAGAGGATGACGGCGCCGTTGTTGTGTCTGCTGGAGGTGTCTATGGCACCTATGTTGACTTGGAAGGTTCAGCAAAAACAGAAGCTGAGCTAGTAGCAAAATATAGAACGATGGCAATGCACCCTGAGGTGGATTTTGCTATCGATGATATCATCAACGAAGCTATTGTAACAGATGTCAATGAAGATGTCTGTTCTATTGTTTTAGATGATATTGAGTACTCAGAGAATATTAAAAATATTATTAGAGAAGAGTACGATAATGTACTAGAGATGCTCAACTTTAAAAATAGAGCATATGAGATCTTTCGTCAGTGGTATGTAGATGGTAGACTATACTATCACGCTGTTATTGATACAGAGAATCCACAAGACGGTATTAAAGAGCTTAGATTTATTGATCCGCGGAAGATTAGAAAAGTACGCGAAGTAAAAAAATCAAAAGATCCTGGTTCACAGATTAGTTTACAGAGAGTAAAACAAGAGTACTATCTGTATAACGAGAAAGGTTTTAATACTAACCAGCAGTCTAGTTCTACTGGTACGCAAGGAGTAAGAATTGCTAAAGATTCTATTATCCACTGCACCTCAGGCCTCATGGATGTTAATTCATCCTTAGTACTGAGTTATTTACATAAAGCTATTAAGCCACTTAATAATTTAAGAACTCTAGAAGACGCTACTATTATTTACAGAGTTTCTAGAGCACCTGAAAGAAGAATTTTCTATATCGATGTAGGTAACTTGCCTAAGATGAAGGCAGAGCAGTACTTACGCGATATGATGGTTAAGCATAAGAATAAAGTAGTCTATGATGCTACGACTGGCGAGATTCGTGACGATCGTAAATTCATGACTATGTTAGAAGATTATTGGTTACCTAGAAGAGAAGGTGGTAGAGGAACAGAGATAACTACATTACCGGGAGGTCAGTTAACTGGTGAATTATCAGATGTAGAGTACTTCCAAAAGAAATTATATCAATCTCTTAACGTTCCAGTATCTAGATTAATTCAAGAGTCTACATTCAATTTAGGTAGATCAACTGAGATTACAAGAGACGAAGTAAAGTTCTCTAAGTTTGTTGATAGAATTCGTAATAGATTCTCTGCATTGTTCTTAAAGACGCTAGAAAAACAATTAATGCTTAAAGGCATTATTAATAGCGAAGATTGGGAGCAAATGCAAAATTGGATTAAGTTCGATTATGCAAGAGATAACTTCTTCGCTGAACTTAAAGACATTGACATTATGAGAGAAAGAGTACAGATTCTTAGAGATATGGAAGACTCTGCTGGTAAATATTATTCACATGCTTGGATCAGAAAGAACATTTTACAGCAGACTGATGATGAAATTGAAGAAATTGATGCTGAGATTCAAGAAGAGATGCAGAACCCTCAGTATAACCCTATGATTGATCAACAAAATCAACAGGGTGAACCTAATGGACCGCCACCTTCTGATCAAGAAGAACAGCAATAAGTTATAAATATAATGTAGGAGTTATAATTAATGGATACACAATCATTAGTACAGGCAGCGATGGCAAAGAAGCCTGCAGAATTTAAAGATAAGTTTGCTCAAATGTTAGCACCTAGACTGGATAGTGCGCTAGAGTTAAAAAAGCAAGAACTCGCGAAAACAGTCTTCAATAAGTTGTCTGACGAAGAGCCAGAAGAAGATCTAGAAGCCGAAGCAGAAGCTGAAGACGAGGATCTCTCTGACGAAGAAATTGATCAAATGATTGATGACTTAGAAAACGAAGAAGACGAGGAACCAGATGAAGACACTGAGACAGATCAGAACTGAAGTCTACGATCCTAAATCCGGGGACGAGAAACGGTTCAAGAAAAAGCACGTCGTTGCTAAAATCAACGACGTAAATGGCAACGACGATGAAGTGTTTACTGCTTCAAACGTAAAGACTATTGATCGTAAGTCTGAGAATCATGGTTATGATAACGAAGAAGCTGAAAAGGTATATGAAGATACAACTACTAAGCTGTTAACTTTATATGCTAATCTCAATGACGACAATAAAGAGATTTTTGAAGCCCTGCACGAGGGTGGGTTCCAAGAG